CACCATCACCTAATACAGCTAATGCTAATAGTTTGTATACATATGCAACCACTATAGTTGAAAAAGTTTAAAGCAAAGAAATTATGAATACATTTGATAAGAACATGGAAAAAATCTTTGATGTAACTCCCGTAGAGGAAGAAAAGAAATCTTTAGTACCAGTTACAAAAGAACCAATTGATAGTATCGACCTTAAAACAGATTTGGTCGATGCTTACGAACAATCTAAAAGTAATCTACAAGATTTAATTGACAACGGCAAAGATGCAATGGAAGAATTGCGTCAGATTGCCAGCGCAGGACAACACCCACGAGCATTTGAAGTATACGCCACATTATTAAAAAATGTAGTAGAAGCAAATGACCGGTTATTAAAAACACAAAAAGAAATGCGTGAAATGGATGGTAAAAAAAGAGAAGCTGATACAAAAATCAATAATGCTCTCTTTGTTGGATCAACGGCTGAGTTGAATAGGTTCCTCAAAGGTAAAGAATGAATGTTGATTTAAAATTTGGTGAAGCCTACAGAGACAATCCTTTACTTAAAAAGGCAGGCGTTAAGGTAGAGTATACACAAGAACAAGTTGACGAATATATTAAGTGTTCTAAAGACCCAATCTATTTTGCCAAGAACTACATTAAGATTGTGAACGTAGATGAAGGTTTAATCAACTTTAATATGTGGCCATTTCAAGAAAAAATGCTTGAATTGTTTGTCAGAGACAGATTTGTTATCACCAAATGTCCTCGACAGGTAGGTAAAACAACTACAACTGTGGCATATATGTTGTGGGCAACCATCTTTACTGACACACAGAATTGTGCTGTACTTGCCAATAAAGGTTCATTAGCAAGAGATATTTTATCCAAGTATCAACTTGCTTATGAAAACTTACCAATGTGGTTACAACAAGGCGTTCTTACATGGAACAAAGGTAACGTAGAACTTGAAAATGGTTCTAAGATTATTGCTGCTTCTACATCATCATCTGCCATTCGAGGCGGTTCATTTAACATTGTGTTCTTAGACGAATTCGCTTTCGTTCCAAACAATATTGCTGAAGAATTCTTTAACTCTGTTTACCCTGTAATTTCATCAGGTAAAAAGACCAAGATTATTATTGTGTCTACACCGAACGGCATGAATCTATTCTACAAGTTGTGGATGGATTCATTAAACAAGAAAAATAACTATACCAATTTTGAAATTCATTGGTCTATGGTGCCAGGTCGTGATGAGAAGTGGAAAGAAGAAACAATTCGTAATACATCAGAACGACAATTCAAACAAGAGTTTGAAACAGAATTCTTAGGTTCAACCAACACTTTGATTTCTGGTTATAAGTTGCAACAGTTGGTGTATACCGATCCAATTGCCAACCATGATTTGTTAAAAATCTATGAACATCCAGTCAAAGAAGGTGTTGATGAAGGTAAATCAGACCACTTATATTGTATCTGCGTTGACGTTTCTGAAGGTAAAAACCTAGACAGTTCCGCAATGTCAGTTATTGATATCTCACAGACACCATACAAACAAGTGGCAACATATAAGAGTTCATCAATTACAGCAATTCTTTTTCCAACTGTCATCTATAACACCGCAAGGTATTATAATGATGCCTATGTTTTGATAGAAATTAACAACAACCCACAGGTCGCAGATTCTTTACACCAAGATTTTGAATATGAGAACTTGTGGAAGATATTTACAGGTAACAAGAAACCACAACAATTGTCGGCTGGTTTTGCCCGTGGTATTCAAATGGGTCTAAAAATGTCAACTCAAGTCAAGGCTATTGGTTGTTCAAACCTAAAAACTTTGATTGAAGGTGACAAATTATTAATTAATGACTTTGATACCTATTCAGAATTGACAACCTTTGTTCAACAAAGGAACTCATTTTCTGCGGAAGACGGTGCAAATGATGATATGGTTATGTCTTTGGTCATCTTTTCATGGGTAACAACTCAACAATATTTTAAAGAAATTGTCAATCACGACATACGTAAACAGATACAATTAGAGAATATGAATCAAGTGGATGATGAAACTTTGCCTGCACCTATCATCGAAGATGGTTTGGAACATGAGTTTGAGATTATCGATGGTGATTTGTGGGAAGTTGCAGACGGTGCTGGCACATATTCAAACTTCATTAAAAGGATGGCTGATAGGTTGTAAATCCAGCCTTTCATAAATATCTCTATGGTATTCTTTAATTACCAGAAGAACACATAATAATTCAAGGAGAAAAAAAAATGGCATTTCAAATCTCTCCAGGCGTAAATGTATCAGAAGTAGACTTAACCACAGTTGTACCTTCTATTCTTACTACTGCTGGTGCATTTGCTGGAACATTTAGTTGGGGTCCAGCTAACATTATAACACAAATTGATAGTGAAATTGGTCTCGTAAACACTTTCGGTCAGCCAGATTCTAATTCAGCAATATCTTTCTTTACTGCTGCAAACTATTTGGCATATGGAAACAATTTAAAAATTGTTCGAGCACTTGGTACTTTAGCTAAAAATTCAACCGATTCAGTTGCCATCAAAATTGCAAACAAAGATGTATATGAAGCAACTTATTTAAATCAGAATAATTCTGGTACATATGGTGCATTTGCAGCTCGATGTGCTGGTGCATTAGGAAATTCACTTACTGTTTCAACTTGTGACAATTCAACCGATTTTGCAACATGGACATATAAGAGTTATTTTCCAGGTGCTCCAGGGAATTCTGATTATGTTACTGCGGTAGGTGGTCAAGATGATGAACTTCACATTGTTGTTGTTGACCGTCTTGGTTTATTCTCTGCTTCAGCAAATACTGTATTAGAAACATATGCGTATGTATCTAAAGCAAGAGATGCATCTATTAATGGTGTTTCAAACTACTACAAACAAGTAGTTTTCAATAATTCAAAATATGTTTATGTGATGGATCCTCCTGATTATGCAGGTCAATCTGGTACATGGGGTGGACTTTCAACTACCAATTTTACTTCATTGAGTGGTGTGTCAACGGTAAATTTAGCTGGCGGTGTTGATGCAGCAATAGTAGCTGCAAATACAACTTCAGCATTTGGTCAATTTTTGAATAAAGATACAGTTGATGTATCTTTAATTATTACAGGCGATGCAAGTGCAACAGTTCAAAACTATGTAATTTCATCTATTGCAGCAACAAGAAAAGATTGTGTAGCTTTTGTTTCTCCACCATCTGCATCAGTTGTTAATCAATCTGGTTCAGAAGTAACAAACATTGCAACATGGTTGTCAAGTGTGGCAACAACATCAACATATGCAGTTGCTGATTCTGGTTGGAAATATCAATACGACAAATATAATAACGTTTATCGTTATATTCCATTGAACGGTGATGTTGCTGGTTTATGCGTCAACACAGATACCGTTAGAGACCCGTGGTATTCACCAGCAGGTTTCTCACGTGGACAAATTAAAAATGCAATTAAGTTGGCTTGGAACCCAAGCAAAACTGACCGTGATACAATCTATGCATCAGGCGTTAATCCAGTTGTTTCTTTCCCTGGACAAGGCATCGTCTTGTTTGGTGACAAAACATTAACAACAAGACCATCTGCATTTGATAGAATCAATGTACGTAGATTGTTTATTACACTAGAGAAGTCAATTGCAGAAGCTGCAAAGTTTTCTTTGTTTGAACAAAATGATGAATTTACAAGAGCACAATTTGTGGCAACTGTAACTCCTTTCTTACGTGATGTTAAAGGTCGCCGTGGTATTACAGATTTCAAAGTGGTTTGCGACACAACCAATAACTCATCAAATGTTATTGACTCAAATCAATTTGTTGGTGATATCTACATTAAGCCTTCTCGTTCTGTCAACTACATTCAGTTAAACTTTGTTGCTGTCGGAACAGGTGTTGATTTTAACACCATCGTTGGTGTCTAATAAATAAACAATAACAGGAGAAAAGAATGGCATTCAATGTAGCAGATTTTAGAGCACAAATGATTGGAGACGGTGCCCGTCCTAATCTATTTGCAGTGACTCTAACTTTTCCAAATATTGCACTCAACAGCGTTGCGTCTGGTCAAAAAGTAACATTTATGGCCAAGACTGCACAACTACCAGGTTCGACAATCGGAACTGTACCAGTATATTATTTCGGTCGTGAGATGAAATTTGCTGGTAACAGAACTTTTGCGGACTGGACATTAACAATCATCAATGATGAAGATTTTTCAATTAGAAATAGTCTTGAATCATGGATGAATGCTATCAACAGCCATGCAGGTAACGTGCGTAA